CGAGACAATATCTCTCCGATGCGGTTTACGACCAGTACGGTCCATGCTGGTCCGGCTTTAGGCCAGCCTCAACAGAATTGATAACACTTTGAGCCAATCTAAAAAACCGCTGTTGGGGGCCATAATCCCACGGCTACATTCCAAACCACTTAACACTAAGAGCCGGGCTCCGGAAGTGTTAGAGCTTGCAGAAGCTATCGGCCAGCCAGCTTTAGAATGGCAGAAGTACGTTTTAAATGACATGTTATCGGTGCGAGAAGATAACTCGTTCATCCGCACTTCAAGCCTGTTGCTGGCCGCTAGGCAAAATGGTAAAAGTTATATAGGTCGAATTAGGGCCATAGCCGGGTTAGTGTTATTCGGCGAAAAGAATCAATTAATCATGTCCTCAAATCGAGGTATGGCACTAACCAACTTTCGAGAGATCGCCTACCTATTCGAGAGCTCAGATTATCTACGGCCGATGGTTAAACAGATCCGCTTTGCTAACGGTACGGAATCGATCGAGATAATGCCTAAGTATGGTGGCGGTCGATTAGATGTAGTAGCTTCGACCAGAGATGGTAGCCGTGGTCGCTCCGCTTCTTTTCTTTGGATCGATGAATTACGAGAAGTAAATAAAGAAGCTTACGCCGCAGCTCTGCCAGTTACCCGGGCGCAACCTAATAGCCAGAGTTACTTTAGCTCTAATAGTGGCGATGCCTTTAGCGATGTATTAAATAACTTACGGGAGAAGTGCCTAAGCCATCCGCCGGAGAGTTTAGGATTCTATGAATACTCTGCTCCCGAATTCGCTCCGGTTACAGATCGTAAAGGTTGGGCTATGGCCAATCCATCACTAGGCACGCTAATTACAGAAAACGCCATCGAAGAATCTTTGGCTGTAAATACGATCGAGGATTTCAGAACGGAAACGCTCTGCCAATGGATTAGCTCGCTAGCTAGTCCGTGGCCGCATAATTCGGTCGAAGATACCAGCGATAAATCGCTACAGCTGTCGCCGGGTCCACTTACTATATTCGCCTTCGATATTAGCCCGAGCCGTCGAGATGCTTCGCTAGTAATGGGCCAAATAACGCCATCGGGCAAGATCGGCGTAGCTGTATTGGAAACCTTCTTTAGCCAGGTAGCCGTTGACGATACCGTCGTAGCGGCAGCTATAAAAAAATGGTCGGATATTTACTTTCCGAGGGTTATCGCCTTTGATAAATATACTACTCAATCGGTCGCCACAAAATTAGAGCGATCCGGATGCGCCGTTAGGGATGTATCGGGTCAACAGTTTTACCAAGCTTGCGGAATGCTCCACGATGCTTTGGCTAATAAAAAACTGGTCCATTCGGGGCAGGATATTTTTATAACTCACTTCAATAACTGCGCAGCTAAGCAATCGGATGCAAGTTGGAGAATCATCCGAAGGCGATCAGCTGGGCCCGTCGATATTGCAATCGGCGCAGCTATGGCCGTTTACCTACTTACAGATCCGCCAGAGATAGCTCAAATCTACGTTTAGACACGATCAACGAATACCCGAATATGCTTGATTTTTACGAGAGAATATGCTCATGGGATTACTTCAAACGCTGGGCCTTCGTAATGCGAGCACGCCTAAAGTCGAAGCGCAATATGCGCCGGCTGTTATGGATTCATCATACGGTATCGGTTATTTTAATACTGGCTCTGCTAATTCTTTAGGAGTTGGCTCGGTCGGTCGTGATTTTGCGATGCAAGTGCCAACAGTTGCAAGATGTCGTAACTTAATCGCTGGAGTAATTGCATCTTTAGATTTAGAACTTTATAACAAAACCACAGGTAAAGAATTAGGTAAGCCTAGATGGTTAGAGCAACCGGATGTAAGACAACCTAGAAGCGTTACGATGGCTTGGACTATCGATTCATTAATTTTTTATAATTTAGCTTACTGGCGGATTACCGAGCAGTATGCCGATGACGGGCGACCTTCTCGCTTTGAATGGGTTGCTAATAACAGAGTAACTTTTACTACTAATAAATTTGGTACAGAGATCGAGCAGTATTACATCGATGGAATTGCCGTACCTATGGAATCTATTGTAACTTTTCAAGGATTAAACGGTGGCGGAGTTTTACAAACTGGCGCACGTACTATCCAAGCTTCTTTAGATTTAGAAAAGGCGGCAGCTGTTAGCGCAGCTACTCCAATGCCTACCGGATACATTAAAAACACCGGAGCAGATTTACCAGAATCTCAAATCTCCGGATTATTAGCAGCTTGGAAATCTAGTCGCATGAATAGATCTACAGCTTATTTAACTTCTACCTTATCTTATGAAACTACAGGATTCTCACCTAAGGACATGACCTACAATGAGAGTTTACAATTCTTATCGACCCAGGTAGCGAGATTAATGGGCGTACCGGCTTTTATGGTATCGGCAGATATGAATAACAGTATGACCTATCAAAATATCCTAGATGGTAGAAAAGAATTTTTAGCCTACACCTTACAGCCTTACATCTCAGCTGTAGAAAATCGTCTATCTATGAACGATATAACAAATTCTCAAAACGTGGTCCGCTTTGCGATCGATGATACATTCTTACGGGCCGATGCTATGGAAAGATTAAACGTTATAGAGAAGATGCTTAATCTTGGCTTAATCGACATCGATCAAGCTAAAGAGATGGAAGATTTAACGCCAGATGGTAACGATTCAGAGATGGAAGAAGAAGATACAGAAGAAGAAGATCTACTAGATAACGAAACCGAGTTAGGACTATAAATGGAACTAGAAAACATACACTTAACCTTTGCTAGCCAAATTGAATCTAGCGATGCCGGCCGTAGATTAATTTCTGGGGTCGTATTGCCATTCAACACTATTGGCAATACCTCAGCTGGCCCGGTTCAATTTAATTCTGGATCTGTAGAGATCCCAGATGCTAAACGTATTAAATTATTAGCGCAACATTCGCAAAATGATCCAATCGGTAGAGCACAAAGCTTTCAAGTTACCCAAGATGCAATTTACGGAACTTTTAAAATTTCTGCATCTCAAAAAGGTAATGATTATTTAATCATGGCCCAAGAAGAATTAATTTCATCTCTGTCTATTGGAGTTGACGTTATTAAAGCTAAGAAGAATGCCGATGGTGTGCTAGTCGTATCAGCTGCCAGAATGGTCGAAGTGTCTTTGGTCGAGAGCCCGGCTTATCCGGATGCAATCGTAACCAAAGTAGCCGCTAGCGAAGGCGATGCGGTAGAAGAAAACCAACCCAAACAAGAAAGCGAGGCTATCTTGGACAACAAAGCTCCAGAGCCAACCGAAGAAAAGGCAGAGGCAGCTACTCCAATCGTAGAAGCATCTCGCCCAGTAACATCTACTCCGTTCATCTCTACTACTGTACGTTCGCCTATCAATGATTTTGCGAGCTACACAGAGCACAAAATTAAAGCTGCTCTAGGATCAGATGAATCACGTCTATTTATTTCAGCTGCGGATGATTCATTCTCAACTAACCCAGCTTTTAACCCTACTCAATACCTAAGCGAATTCGTAACGAATACACGTTTTGGAACTCCTACAATCGATGCATGTAGTCAAGGAACTCTGCCTAGCGTTGGTATGACCATAAGCGTTCCATCATTGGTTACTTCAGCAGCTGGCGGAACTGGTGTAGCTCCAGTAGTTACAGTAGAAGCCGAAGCCGGTGCAGTACAAAATACCGGAATGGAAACCGTCTATCTGAATGGAACTGTCCAGAAGTATTCAGGCATGAATACGCTATCTGTGGAGCTCCTAGAGCGCAGCGGATATCCTGGCTTTTACTCAGAGTTGACCCAGCAATTACAAAATGCTTACTTAACTGCAATCGATACAGCTGCACTTACAGCACTTCTAGCAGCTGGTTCATTCGGTACTGCGGAAACAGCAGATTCAACAGGTATCATCGATTACACTTCAGAAGCTTCAGCTGCAATCTACAAAAATACAGGTTACTTCGCACAGAACTACATTGCTAACCCAGCGCAGTACCAAGCTCTATTAGGTGCTACTGATACAACTGGTCGCCCGATTTACAATGCGATCCAACCAATGAACGCAGCTGGACAAGTACGTCCATCATCTATTCGTGGAAATGTATTAGGTCTTGATCTATACGTAGATAAGAACTTCTCACAAACTGCATTCGATGATAGCTCAGCTGTAATCTTGGCTCCAGAAGCTTTCACCGTTTACCGTAGCCCTCAGGCTTACATGAGCGTAAACGTAGTAAGCAATCTACAGGTTCAAATTGCTATCTACGGATTCATGGCAACGATCGCTAAAATGCCATACGGAATCGTCAAATACGCAAAGATCTAAAACACAATAAGGAATCCTCTAGGGTTTAGTAGCCCTATCCCTAGGGGAGCTTTTTAGAAAAGGAGTAAAGAGAATGCCAGCTACTTACGTAACTGTCGCCGAGCTGAGGGCCAATCTTGGCATAGGTACTCTTTACTCCGATTCTGACGTGGAATCTGTGTGCCAAACAAGTCAGGACCTTCTCAATAGTTATCTGTGGTTCGACTTTGCTCCAGTAGTAGGCGCAACGATAAGTAATAACGTAGCGACAGTAATGCTTGCTAATCCAGGACTATTCGTTACCGGAGAATCTGTAACGCTAGCTGGATGCGGTGCTACCTATAACGGCACTTACACAATTACCGGCACGGTGCCATTCTCTAGCGGTACTAATAATATTCTGCCTATGCTTTGGTGGCCGTGGGCATGGCAAAACTGGCCTAACGGTTATTCTTTTATTCAATTTACAAAAACTGCGGCCGATGATAACTTTCATCGAATCGTGCCATACGGCACGGCTACCGGGCCAGATACAAAGACAGCCACTTACGCTAATACGCCGGCTATCCGTCAGGCGGCGATGATATTAGCTGTAGATATATGGCAAGCCCGGCAAGTATCCCAAACAGGCGGAGTAGGAATGGATGGGTTTACGCCTAGTCCATACCGTGTCGGTTACCAGCTTATAAATCGGATCAGGGGCCTTATACAGCCATACGCTAATCCTTCTTCTTTGGTGGGATGATGCCAGTAGCTATAACTACCCTTCGATCCACAATCGCCACAGCTCTTACAAATAACGGAGTATGGAGCACGTTCGCTTTTCCGAGCCCAACTTTATTGGCTAATTCTGTAACGGTATTGCCAGGCGATCCTTATTTACAGCCTACGAATGAAGGCTATAACACTATTGCGCCACTAGCTAACTTTCGTATTCTAATGGCCGTACCTGCCCTAGATAACCGAGGTAACTTAGCCGGTATAGAAGATTTTATCGTAGCTGTGTTTAATAAACTAGAAGCAAGCGCACTATCTTATAATGTTACTAGCGTATCTACTCCATCTATTACAGATGCGGCAAGTGGAGCACTTTTAACAGCTGAACTTAATATATCAATCCTCACGAGTTGGAGCTAAAATGTCTGATCTACATGATATAAACGAAAATAATTTTCTGGCCCGAATCGGTCAGATTAAGCAAGAAGAAGTAAAAACTAAAGCTGCGCCAGCAGAGAAAGAAGAAGAATAATGGCCGTACAATTACAATCTACCGTCGGCGTTAAGATCAACTCTGTTGATATCAGCGACCACGTATCAAGTGCAACACTTTCACAGATCTTCGACGAGCTGGAAATCACCAGTCTTGGAGATGCTTCTCATAAATTCGTAAAGGGCCTAGAAGCTTCTACTTTAAGCCTAGACTTCTTTAATGACTTTGCAGCTTCACAGGTAACACCTACCCTTCAAGCTGCCTACGGTACTACCGTTACAGCTGTACTAATCCCAGTAAAGGGAACCGCAGTAGGAGCCGCTAATCCTTTATACACCGTCTCAATTTTGGTTAATAATTTAACCCCTATTGCCGGAGATGTAGCAAGCATTAACGCATCTTCAATTACCTTTACATGTAATTCGACAGTAGTACAAACAACTACAGGAACCTTCTAAGGAGAATATAACTAATGGCAAAGCTAAAAATTACAAGGGCTAACGGAGAAGTAACGGAACACCGTATTACTCCGGGAATTGAGTACGCCTTCGAGTTGGTTCATAAGGCCGGTATCTCTAAGATTTTGCGGGAGACAGAAAAACAAACAGAAATCTTCTGGCTTGCGCATGAATGTTTACGCAGATCTGGAGTTACCGTGCCTACCTTCGGTCCGGAATTCGTCGATTCTTTAGAATTGGTCGAGGTACTCGAAGAAAAAAAATAGCTATTAGTCGGAGTTCGATGGCCTATCTGATCGCAAAGCTCAGCGTAGAAACCGGGATTCCGCCTAGAGAATTTTTAGAAATGGATGACGAGATGTTACGTCATATCATCCAGGTATTTAACGATAGAGCAAAGGAGATGAACGATGCCAGTAAACGTAACCGGCGTTAAGCAACTCCAGAAGGCTATGCGTGCTGTAGATGATGATTTATTTAAAGAAATGAATACCAGTATAAAAGCCGTCATGCTTCCGATCAGAGATAAGGCTAGAGGATTCCTACCTCGGCAAGATGAAGTTTTAAGTGGATGGGGTAGGCCTACGGCTTCTGTCGCTACTGCCAATTACCGGGCATTTCCGGCTTATGATTATCAAACCGCTAAAACTGGTATTAAATATAAAGCCGGATCTAATAAACGTAATCGTAATGGCTTCTCGGTTACTAATTACGTATCTAACGAATCTGCTCCCGGTGCTATTTTTGAAACCGCCGGCCGTAAAAACCCTAGAGGAACTACAGGCGGAGCATCTTTAAACCCTAATGCTTCTATTCAATTTATCGAATCTTTGCCAGAGATGACCAATAACTATAAAACTACTGGTCGTAAGCGAGATGGTCGCTTAATCTATAAAGCATGGTCAGAAGATAGCGGTAAGGTTTATAAGAAGGTCGTAGATGCTGTAGAAAAGACAGCTAATAAATTTAATGCTAAACAAGCGAAGGCGGCATAATGGCCAGTTTAGTCGTATCCGCATTATCTACCTGGAGCAATAAAGGATTAAAGAAGGCTGAAAAGGATGTATCGGCATTCGACAAAACGGTAAAGAATCTAGGTAAAACCTTCGCTGGAGTATTTGCCGCTTCTACTATTTTAAACTTTTCTAAAAATGCTGTTAAAGCATTCATGGATGACGAGAAGGCCGCTAAGTCTTTAAATGTTGCGTTAAACAATTTAGGGCTAGGATTCGCAGCTCCAGGCATAGAGCTATACATCAACAATCTTCAAAGAATGACCGGCGTACTAGATGACGAATTACGCCCAGCCTTTCAAACTTTAGTTACTGCAACTGGTGATTTAACTTTAAGCCAAGAAGCTTTAGATACTGCGCTTAACGTTTCAGCTGCTACCGGCAGAAGTTTACAAACAGTATCCTTAGCTCTTACTCGTGGATTTTCCGGGCAGACCACAGGCCTTAGCCGTCTAGGAGCAGGATTAGATAAAACATTACTAGCCAGCGGCGACATGAATAAGATTATGGCCGAACTTAATAAGAAATTTTCTGGTCAGGCGAAGGCTAGATTATCTACTTACGCTGGCCAGATGTCCTTGCTTCAAGTTTACGCCGCAGATGCTCAGGAAACTATTGGTAAAGGTTTACTAGATGCTATAAAGATTTTAGGCGAGGATAACTCGATACAAAACGTCGGCGATAGTATGCAAAACCTTGCCGACAATATATCTAACGTAACTACTAACCTGGCTAAAATGATTAAAACTATGGGCGATATAGCTTCTAATCCGGCCTTTCAAGCCGTCGTAGCCCTACTTCTATTAAGAGCCGGCCGAGTTGATTTATTAGCTAAAGTGTTTGCCGGTGCTGCGCTGGGTAGTGTTTTAACCGCAGAAGGTAAACCTGCCGATAGAGAAGACGCTAGAGAAATTGAACGAAAGTTAATGGCTGATCGCAATAGAGAAGCTAAATTATTAAAAACTACTAATACTTTACGTACTGTAGAAAATGATTTATTAAAGAAAAAAACAGAGGTCGATAAACTTAAAGAAAAATTTGACGTAGAGCGCATCGGCTTAATGGCTGCTCTTAACGCTGCAACCGATGAAGAAACTAAACAACGCCTAAGAGCCCAATTAGCGATATTAGATAATAATGCCGCTTTAGCCAAAAAATCTAATGCTGAATTGGAAGCTGCTAATAGTCTAAATATGCTTAATGCGGCTACCCGTGGTTTAACTTTGCAAATGGGCGCATCAATTTCTGATATTCAAAAATTCTTAGGTGCTCAATCTAGTAACTATAATCAATACATAGCGACAGGTACTTCTCCATCGGCTCCTATGGATCCGACAACTTCTAAAGTGGTTAATGATTATCTCGCTGCAGAAACAGCCAAAGTAACAGAACAAACACTAAGTTATTTAGAAAAGTTACGCACAAAAGTCAAAGATCCTTCTCAAATACAAACGGTAGAATCTTTTTACGGCCAGATTAAAGGAATTGCTGCTTCTCAACCTCAACAAAGCGTAAATAACAAAGTAGAAGTAACAGTAAATGGATCTATCTTGGCTCTACAGGATTTAGATAAAGCGATCGAGGATGCGATGCTTCGGATCCAGCGACAGAATGGCAATTTAACGCCGGCAGGATCTATTCAATAATGACCGTACCCGTCGTAAATGCAGTTATAAACTTTTCAACCGGTCCTAGCTTTGCTCAAACTATGATTTTAGATCAAGGAATTTTAGGAACAAATATTCTTGGCGATTCTGCCGCTGTAATTGTTGACGTATCTGATCAAATTAACTTAATTCAAACTAACCGAGGCCGTAACGCTACAGCCGATCAATTTACGGTAGGTACATGTAGCCTTCGTATTGTCGATCAAAATGGCGACTTTAATCCACAGAATCCCGCTAGCCCATATTACGAGCTTCTTACACCTATGAAAAAAGTATCAATAACTGCTAGTTATGGCGGAGTTACTTATCCTCTTTTTGCTGGCTTTATTACGGGCTATCAGACTACCCAGCCTAAAGAAGCCACAGATGTAACCCTTACTACTATTACCGCCGTAGATGCCCTCAGATTGGCTCAGAATGCCCAGATAAGCACGGTAACCGGGGCTACCGCTGGCGACCTAACTGGTACCCGTATTAATCAAATTCTGAACACGATCGAATGGCCTAACTCTGCCCGTGATGTAGATGCCGGATTAACCAGAGTCCAAAATGATCCGGGTACACAGCGCACAGCTTTATCAGCATGCCAAAATATATCTACTACCGAGTACGGTGCCTTCTACGTAGATGCTTCGGGCTCATTCGTTTTTAAAGATCGAGGAGTAACCGTAAGCTCGATCGGCGGTACTCCCGTTTTTTTTAGCGATGATGGTACTGGGATTATCTATAAAGATGCCGCATGGGTATTAAATGACGTTTTAGTGTTTAATAAATCCACAGTAGTAAGAGCTGGTGGATCTCCGCAAGTGTCCTTAAACCAAGATTCTATAGATAAGTATTTTTTGCATAGTTACTACGTGGATAACCTATTAATGCAGACCGATGCCGAAGCCCTAGATTATGCCCGAGCCTATACCGCTTCCCGGCAAGAAACCTCGGTCCGATGCGATTCTTTAAGTTTGGACCTTTATACGCCAAATTATAACGCTGGCATAATTGCAGCTTTAGAACTAGATTTCTTTGATCCGATCACCGTCAAAACTACTCAGCCAGGCGGATCGTATTTAGAGAAAACCCTACAAATTTTCGGCGTATCCAACCGAATAACACCGAACAGCTTTTTAGTCAATTTCGTTACCCTAGAAGCTATCATCGATGGGTTTATACTGGGCACAGATTACGGGCGTATTGGGATAAATACGCTTTCGTACTAAGGAGAAAAAATGGCAGCTGGATTAGGATTTAAAGATTTTATTACAGGCGAGGTATTAACCGCCGCTGACGTTGATGGTTACTTAATGCAAGGTATCTGGGTTTTTGCTAATGCAACAGCTAGAGATGCAGCTGTAACTTCTCCGCAGGAAGGTAACGCATGTTATCTAAAAGATACGGATGTGATTCAAGTTTACACCGGTTCCGCATGGGCAGCGCAATCGGCAAGTAATCCAATTTCAGCTAATATCGTAGATGCTAAAGGTGATTTAATTGCCGCAACTGCAGCCGATACAGTTGCTAGATTAGGTGTTGGATCAAATGGTCAATTATTAACAGCTGATAGTACAGCTGCAACGGGTATGAAATGGGCTTCTCTTTCGGGTAGTGGTTTTACCTTGATTAGCGATACTACCTATAGCGCAGTTTCAAGCCAATCGGTTAATAGCGTATTTTCTGCAACTTATAGAAATTATAAAATGTTTATTAGCGTTACCGGTACTACGGCTGCTCAATCATCACTACGTTTGAGGGCTAGTGGTAGTGATAACTCTAGCAGCAACTATGGACAAGAAGCAGATTTTGCTAGTGGTAGCAGAACAACTGGTAGTTCTTGGCAGTTAATGAGAATTGATAACGGGCGAGGCGGTACAGCTGTTATCGATATGATTAATCCTTTTGCTACTGATAATACTTATTTTAATAATCAAAGTCTTGGCGCAGATGATACAAATGTGGATGCCCAGTATATCGCTGGTCGTACGACTGTTACAGATTCTTATGATGGTTTTACAATTTTTCCACAAAGCGGAACAATTACCGGAAGGATTACAATTTATGGCTACGGAATCTAAAATTATTATTGGTATCGATAATGAATTTATTGAATTAACTGGCAAAGACAAAGAAGATTTTTTAATTCAACGTTCAAAAGATAATGCGGAAATTGAAGCAAAAGAAACGGCTAAAATTGCTAAAACTGCTACTAGATCAGCTGTACTAAAGCGACTTGGCCTCACCGAAGAAGAAGCTGCGGCTTTGCTTTCGTGAGCCTTATTTCATATAACGGCTGGCCAGCAAGTAAAGATCGAGCCGAAATAGGGATTAAGAGTTATCAGGTACCAGGCTGTAAAACAAAACTAGCATGTGCCGAAGGTGCAGCTCCATTATTAATCGGTTTCGCAGCTGAATTTCATAAGCTGATAGAGCCTATCGATGAAGGTACTTTGGATGATTGGGGCTACGCCTTTCGCATGGTAAGGGGTACCACCGACAAGCTGTCGAATCATTCAAGCGGTACAGCTATCGATCTAAATGCGCCTAAGCATCCTCTAGGCAAGGTAGGCACTTTCCCACCGGAGAAGGTACCTATGATCCGGGCCTTATCTGCTAAGTACGGCCTAAAGTGGGGCGGAGATTACGTAAACCGTAAGGATGAAATGCACTGGGAAGTGAATCTAAACCCGGCTAAGGCCGCAGCTCTTATCGTCAAGTTAGGATTAAAAAATGGCTAATGCCCAAGTAACCGTAACTACTACCCCTACCCTTTTAGTTGCAGCTGATCCGCACGATCAGACCGTAATAATTAGAGCCGGCTCATCAGATGTTTACATCGGAAACGCTGGAGTAACTACATCTAACGGATTCTTAATAGAACATAAAAGCGTAGTAACTTTTCCGCTAGGAGCTTACGAAGCTCTTTACGGCGTAGTCGGTAACAGCACGGTGCTGGTACAGATTTACTCCGTAGTAAATTAAGGAGATCTAATGGATCAATTTAAGCAAGTATTTTTAACGTGGCTTCGTGCCTCTGTAGCTTCTGTCGGTGCTCTATGGCTGGCCGGTACTACAGATCCTAAGACCCTAGCTTATGCCGGCATCGCTGGCCTAGTTGGGCCTTTATTGAAGTATTTAGATACATCGGCTCCAGAATTCGGCCGTACTAAATAATTAAATGAAACGGCTAGTAGGGCTGGTCATCCTTTCGCTGGCCCTAACTAGCTGCGGTTATCAAGGATGGATCAGATATGGATGCCAAGAATACGAAAACTGGGAAAAGCCAGAATGTAATCCGCCGGAGTGCATACCTACCGGAACATGCACTAAAGACATTCTTGGAGAAGCCATTATCGAGGAGCAAAAAAAATAGATTAGATCCGCAGGATATTCATGCCCGGCTGATACTTATGATCGGCGCAACCTTATCGCTTACATTTTTTTTAGTTACTCTAGGCGTAGTTTATTCGCTTATGTTTATTACTCAGCCGATCGGGGCCCAAGCTCCTAACGATGCGGCCTTTATCGATCTACTTAAAACCCTAGCTATTTTCTTAACAGGCTCACTAGGTGGCGTACTGGCTGGTAATGGCCTTAAACCTAAAGATAAGGTTAAAGATCCTTTAGCTTAGGCCGTGTCGGTTCTTGCACTATGTCGGTGTCTAGCCTTACCCTTTTATAGTTCGTATCAGACGGGTACGACAGTAAGGGCTACTAATGATAGAAATTACATGGGGGCTCCAGCTGATTTACTGGCTGGGCCTAATGAGCCCTATTCTGTTTATTGCAGGATGGGCCAAAGGTTATAAGGATGGCCATAAAGAAGGTAAATGGTCAGGTAGGCATGAAGCTCAGAAAAGCCTTAGAAGATGATCGTAAAGGCTCCCGAGGGTCGCTGGTGCGACTACTGTAAAAACGAATGGGGTAAAGTTAAATACGACGGGCCGGGCCAAACACAATGGCACTTAAAGGCTAGGACCGCAGCTGTCGTACTTTGCATCTCAGAAACTCCACTAGGTAAAAATAATGAACGGGCGTATTGTGCCGAGCATCGAGCCGAGTTAAGCGAATGGGCCAAAGGCGAAGTTTGGCCTTTAGTTGACCAGATGGAGTATGCCAAGAAGTTAGACCCAATCAAACTAAAAAAGGAGCTATTAGATAATGTTCAACTTAAACGACTATGAAGATGTGGCCACTAGAATTAAAAGGGTCCACGATAATTTCCCGATGGTTCGATTTAATGTGAGAGAGTTAAAGATCGATCACCAAGCCGGATACTGTTACGCCGTTACCGAAATCTACAGAGATGCTAACGATGCCCAGCCAGCTGCGGTAGATGTTGCCTATGAAGCTCGTAGCGATCGTGGCGTAAACCGTGATTTCTGGGTAGAAAACTGTATTACTTCTAGCTATGGCCGTACCGCTGGGCTATTGCTTGGTACAGATAAAAGAGCTACCCGGCAAGACATGGAAAAGGCCCAAGCTAAAATCATGGATCCAGTAAAAAGCGATATTAATGGAGCCAGCCGACAAGCTGCCGAGCCTGTCGCTAACACTATGGCCATGCTCGTAGATCAACTAGGCGCAGAAGAATTAGATAAACCGCCTATCTGTAATCACGGGATAATGGTGCTAAAGAAGGGTAATAAGAATAATCGTGATTACTACGGTTATACCTGCCAACTAGGCAAAGGCGCAGAATCCTGCGAATCTATCTGGTACAAAATAGGAGCCGATGGTAAATGGCATCCGCCGAAGAAGCCAGCCTTTGAAGTTAAAGCTGGTCGTAACTTAGTTAATGAGATGTTAAATGGCGACACCTAAAATACTAGAGAAAATAACTTATCTAACTACTATCAAAATAAGGAGTAAAAAAATGGGCTACGTTGAATTTAGTGCTGGCGGTATTGCTTACAGAATGGAAGGCGGTGCCTTCGTCTCAGCTGTGCCGGCTAAAAATTGTGATGCTTGCTTCTGCGATGTCTCGCCAGATGGCGGAATAGAAATTACGAACGTCGATAAAGAGGTCGTATTATGGATTTGCTCCAAGTGCCGCAAGAAATAAGGGTAGTTCTGGATTATGCTCAGGAGCAACAATCTCACAGCATAGGATTCGAGCGAATTACCCAGGTGCAAGCTAGGGTCGATGCAACTTCTAGGCGAAATAAAGGCGTTAATTATCACGAAGCCGTTATGGAATCTAGCGAAGCTGTAGGGGCCGAGATAGCTGTAGCCCAATACTTTGGGATAAGCGGATTTCAGCCTACGGTTAATACTTTTAAGAATGAAGCTGATATAGGGGCGAGGATCGAGGTTAAATGGACCAAGTACATGAATGGCCATCTAATCGTAACGAATAACGATCGAGAGCATGATATAGCTGTATTGGTTACGGGTAGAAGTCCGGTTTATGTGATAGCCGGATGGATACCGATAACAATGGCCAAGAAGCCTAGATACAGGAATCAGGATGGTTCATACTGGATAGATAGGCCAAACCTATTTCCCATCGAAGATCTTAAAAGGAGTATTTATGGCGATAGCTCGTTTTAATTGCAGAATATGTAAGAAGAAAACAGATGCCAAAGTGGTAATAGAATTTAGCGAGCTATTACCGCCGGGCCTTAAATGCCTAGAATGTAATCAATGCGGTGTGCTAGGTATTGAATTAAATCCAGAGATTCTAGATTTAGACATGCCGTCTGACCTGCGGTTATCTGAATGAATTTGACTATGCTGATACCATCTCGCATCGCTGGGCGAGCCGGCAAGGCCGGTATAGCTCGCAAGGCGTTGCAGATGATTTGGGCCGGTCTATTGCTTAATGGGATTATGCCGGCAACTACAGCTAATGCAATAACAGAGAATAAAGAAGCTTATAAATTATATGCCTATGTAAAGCTTATAAATGCTAAAGAGTTTATGTGTTTAAATGCATTATGGGCTAAAGAGAGCCAATGGTCTGCAATAGCTAAGAATAAGAGAAGTAGTGCATATGGCATACCACAGCTATTAAAGATGAAAGAGAAGGACCCATTTCGTCAAATAGATTTAGGATTAAAATATATCAGCGCAAGATATTCAACTCCATGTAATGCATGGGCATTCTTCAAAGTTAAAGGATACTATTAATAGATGGCAAGTAAGCGTAATGATCCTAGAGTAAGTAGGGATTGGAAGAAGCGGCGATTAGAGATCTTAGCAAGGGATAACTACATCTGTTACTACTGTGGTAATGGAGATGCTAATACTGTGGATCATCTGATACCTATTAAGAAAGATCCTCACCTGGCTATGGAACCTGCTAACCTAGTGGCTTGCTGTAAGCGATGTAATAGTGCAAAGGGTAGTAAATCAGAAGCCTTTTTTTTAGCACGAACGCCTAC